CTCGTCTTAACACTCGGGCAAAAATAAATTTTCAAATTTTCACGTATATTTGTAAATATGAAAGGAAGGCCACGCAAACCAACCGAAATAAAAAAATTGGAGGGAACTTTTCGCGCAGACCGAAATCCTGAGCAGCCTATGTTGGTCGAGCTGAGTGTTGGAGTTCCACAACCACCAGCTCACTTAAACGCTTTGGGCTTTGAGTATTGGGATATCACTTGCAAGGAGTTGAAAAATAACAATCTACTGGCAGGCGCAGATTTGGGGCTTGTTGCTGGTTACTGCAATGAGTTGGGATTGTATAAAAAAGCCTGCGAGATAAACAACCAAGAGGGCGAGGTTGTGATTAACAGATTTGGCGAGAGAGTTGTATCTCCTTGGTACGATGTGCGCAGCAAGGCATTGAAGCAAGCCACACAGATGGGGCAGTTGTTTGGCATTACGCCATCGGCACGGGCAAAGATTGAAACGGGCAATGTTAAGCCAGTGAGTAAATTGGAATTACTGAAAAAAACTAAAACCGCATAACTATGAAAAAATCAGTTAATAAAGCTGTAAACAAGGCAGCGTTTGAAACCGCACACGTTGAGATTGAAGAAAACAAAACTGAGTTTAAAGGACGCCAGTATAGGATTGAGCCATATGAACAGGGGTTTATTATCACTATGGATCACGGCAGCGGATTCCGTGCCTGTGGTAAATTTGGATTATGGGACGAGCCTTTTGTTTACCGTAACGAGTATATTGCAAAATTGGCTCTAGCAAAATTTGAATCCGAAAGAATCAAAAAGGATTGATTTACCACGATTACGCTTTGGCTGTTGCCTCTGGGGAGGTTGTAGCGTGTTTGCACGTTAAGAACGCCTGCGCTCGATATTTGGCAGACAGGGCTAGCGGAGAGTGGGAATTTAGCGACGAGTCAGCTCAGCACGCTATTACCTTTATCGAGGAACTGGAGCACACGACTGGCGAGTATGCTGGGCGTAATTTCACGCTAGAGCCTTGGCAGGCGTTTATCGTTGCTAATATCTTTGGTTTCTTAAAAGACGGATATCGCAGATTTACGCGGGCTTATGTTGAAGTCCCACGAAAAAACGGTAAATCTACTTTTTCCAGCGCCATTATGCTCTACGGCTTGTTAGTTGACGATGAGCCAGCGGCGCAGGTTTATAGTGCGGCTACAAAACTTGATCAGGCGATGATGGTTTTCGGCGAATCTGTGCGAATGTGCCAAAATATTAGCTGGTTGGCTGAGGCGGTGACTGTGAACAATTCTGTAAACAATAGGCGTATTTTGTACGGCCAGAGTTTATACAAGCCCCTAGAGTGGAATCCAAACAAGCAGGACGGACTCAATACCCATATGGCGGTAATTGATGAGTACCACGCGCACCCAAACGATGAACTTTACAACGTCCTGCGCAACTCGATGGGGGCACGCCGTCAGCCGTTGCTGTTTACAATTACGACCGCGGGCTTTAATAAGGAGGCGCCTTGCTATAAACACAGGCAATATTGCGCCAGTGTGTTGGATGGCAAAATAAAAGACGATTCACTTTTCTCTGTAATCTATACGCTGGACGCTGGAGACGATTGGACGGACTCGGCCAACTGGCGCAAAGCAAATCCAAACTGGGGAATTTCTGTTTATCCTCGTCAATTAGAGCAGGCGCTTACCGAGGCTAAAGAATTTGCGAGTAAGGAGGTTGAGTTTAAAACAAAGTTGTTGAATGTTTGGACAGATACGGCACTGACTTGGATTCCCGACTCTGATTGGAGAGAATGCGGCGAAGAGGGCGAAACTGTCGGCGAATGTTACGGCGGCCTAGATTTGGCGATTTCTGGGGATTTTTGCGCCTTTAGCCTGTACTGGCCTTATAGCGGCACGGTAAAAACTTGGTACTTTCTGCCTGAAGAGACCGTTAAGAAAAGAAACGACGCCGCAGGGCAATCGATACGGCAATGGGTTGCAGATGGATTGATAACAGCCACCGAGGGCAACGTAACCGATTACGCGTATATTAAAGCGCGGATTTTGGAACTGGCAAGCAAATACGACATTAAGGATATTGCTTTCGACCGCTTCAACTCCAGCCAGTTGGTAATTGAGTTGCAAATTGAAGGGCTGAGCCTGTACCCATTTGGGCAGGGCTTTGTCAGTATGAGCGCCCCAACGATGGAACTTGAGCGGCTGGTAAAAGAGCAGAAGATTAAACACGGCGGAAATCCAGTAACGCGGTGGCAGATGGGCAACATTATGCTGCGCACAGACCCGGCGGGGAATATTAAAATTGATAAAGGTAAAAGCGGGGATAAAGTCGACGGCCCTGTAAGCATTGTTATGGCTTTAGGCACTTGTATGCAAGAGGCCGCAAAAAATAAAAATTCAGATTTTTGGTTCGTACAGTTATGAAATCAGACGCTTGGCTCACTTACACCGATAATTTTATGCAGGAGTATTACAAAGAACTCCCGACATCTGCAACTTACCGCGAAGCCTACGAAAAAATCGAGGCTAGGCACTTTGCGGTATTTGATCGTAATAAGTTTAAAAATTATGAGGTGTTTCGCTCTACTTTGTCGAGATGGCTCGATAAAAATCGCCCCTAATAGTTGTAAATGTTACAAGCAAAGAGTTTTATTTTCGCCCTATGCAGTTTAGTATAAAGAGGCTTTTGGGCTTTAAAGGGGTAGAAAAGCGCAGCTATTTGTCGGCGCCCTCTGAGTGGCTTATAAACTCTCTAAACTCTGTCTTTGGATATCAAACGCAGAGCGGGCAAAGTGTCAACCCTCGCACGGCTTTAAGTATTGCCAGCGTGCACGCTTGTGTAAGGGTTATTTCTGACGGTATCGCTGGCCTCCAGTTGAGGCTTTACAGGGAAACAGCTCAGGGAAAGCAGCAGCTTTTCAATAATTACGCTTTGTCTTTGTTGAATGAGCCAAACCCCTACCAAACTCGATACGATTTTGAGATTTATATGGTGGGCGCTTTGGTGTTGCGTGGTAATGCTTACGCTTTTATCAATCGCGATGCCAGATATTTGGGCGTTGAATTACACCCGATTAATCCCGACTATGTTACTCCTGTTTTGAGCGATGGTCAGTTGTTTTACAAAGTAACCGCCAAAGGATTCCCGCCAATGATTCCCGCCAGCGATATGTTGCACTACAAAGGAATGTGTTTGGATAATCCTCTTATGGGTGTTTCTCCGATTGTGTTGCACGCTGAGACGTTGGGTATTGATTTAGCGGCCATCTCTGGCAATGCTGGAGTTTACAAAAACGGCGTACTGAAGTTTTTACTTACTTCAGAGGCACAGATAAAGCCAGAACAGGCAGAACCCCTGAAGCAATCGCTCGACGATGTTATAGATGGAGCCGCTCGCAGCGCCGTGTTGCCTAATGGCGTAAAAATGGAGCGTTTGAGTTTGAGCCCAGACGAGGCGAAGTATTTGGAAACTCGAAAATATGACGCTGAGGAAATCGCCCGTATTTTTGGCGTTCCTGCCTCAATGATTGGCGCAGGCACTACAACCAAGTCAAGCACAGAGCAAGAGTACCAAGATTTTTATTCTCGCACTTTGATGAGTTACGCGATAAACATCGAAGAGGAGAAGAGGCGCAAGCTTTTAACCGAAACCGACAAGGTAGACCAGTATTTTAAGTACAATTTCAACTCATTGCTGCGCGCTTCTGCAAACGACAGAGCGGACTTTTATAACAAAGGCATCCGTGGCGGTTGGTTAAGCAGAAACGAGGCCCGCAATTTTGAAGATACAAACGGCTTTGAGGGTGGCGATGAGTACCTAATCGAAAGCAATTTGGTGCCTAGCAGTAAAATTGATGCCTATATGGATGCAAAGATTGAGCAACTATTGAGCACTGCCGACAAAAACAACAACCCAGCAGGGACAAACAACCAAGAAAATATTTAAGATGAAACAAGAGAGGCGCACTTTTACGGGCACCGTACACACCAGAGCAGAGGGCGAGGGAATGCCTAAAGAAATTGGTGGAATTGCTGCCGTTATTAATTCAGTAACCGATTTGGGCTATTTTGAGGAGGTAATCGAGGCGGGCGCTTTTGATTATGCTCTAAATAAAGAGTATGATATTCGCTGCTTGTTTAATCACGAGGCTGAGCTTATTTTGGGCCGCACAAAAGCAGACACTTGCAAAGTGTTTGTAAACGCTGACGGCAATCTTGAGTATACTTGGGTGCCTGACTATGAGAATCCCACCCATATGAGCGTTGTTCGTTCTATTATGCGCGGAGATATTACCCAGAGCAGCTTTGCTTTTACAATTAAGGAGCAGAAATGGTCTGATTCTACTAAGTACGGCACAATGGGCAAGCGCACTATCACAATAATCGAGGATTTGTACGATGTTAGCCCAGTAACTTATCCCGCATACGCTGACACTGAGGCCGACGCTCGTAGCATCGTGGCTTTGAGAGATCAGGAGCGCGAGATTGAAGAGGCAAAAAGAAGCCAAGCCGCTGCCGATGTATTGAAGCTGGCCTTGTTAAGATATGAAAACCTATAAAACAAAAAACCAAAAAAATGAATAAAATTAAAGCATTGAAAGAAGAGCGCGGCCGCCTGTTGGGCGAGTTGTCTACTCTGCAAAACACCATTGAAAAGGAAGCCCGTTCAATGGCTGACTCTGAAACCAACCGCTTGGCTGAAATCGAGGCTCGTTTGGGCGCGATTAAGGCTGAGGTTGAAACCTTGGAAAAGTTGCAAAACTTGGCAGCGCAAGCCGCTGGCCACACTGCTAGCCGCAGCGAGGAAAAAGAAAAGTCAGAAATGGCTAAATCTTACAGCTTCAAGCGCGCGATGGAAATGGCTATTACTGGCCGTCGCGAAGGTGTTGAAGGCGAATTTTCTGCCGTTGGTGGTGATGAGTTCCAGCGTTCAGGCGTAAGCGTAAGCGCTCACTCTATCAAAATCCCTTCTGAAGTTTTCAAGCGTGATATGACTGCTACAGGCGGAACTTCTGGCGATCAGGGTGGTGTAAACATCCAAACTTCTGTAGGTTCTATCATCGATGTATTGTTGCCTCGCACAGTATTGAATGGTTTGGGCGTACAGCGTTTGTCTGGCTTGGTTGGAAACTTGGATTTACCAACTGCTCAAACTGTGCCCTCTGCTGGTTGGAACACTGAAAACGGTACTGCTACTGAAAAGAGCCCTACCTTCTCTAAGGTTACCTTCAGCCCTAAGCGTTTGGCCGCTTACATTCAAGTGTCTAACCAGTTGATGTTGCAATCTAGCAACTCAATCGACGGTTATGTGCGTAACTGGTTGCTTAACGCAATGGCTCAATCTTTGGAAGCTGCTGCTATTAAAGGTGGTGGTTCTAACGAGCCTACTGGTATTATCGCAAACAGCAATGTTAATGTGGTTTACGCAGGTGGCGCTTCTAGCAACTCTACCAACGCTAACGGTATTGCACCAGTTTGGGCTGACGTTGTTAACTTGATGAAAGCCGTAGAAAACAGCAACGCTATGGGTTACGCTTATTTGACAAACCCATTGGTTAAAGCTGCTTTGCAAACTATCCCACGCCAAGCTTCTGGCGTTGAAGGAAACTTCATCTGGCCTGCTGGTGGTTCTGAGTTGAATGGTTACCCTGTAGCTACTACTACTTTGGTACCTTCAAACTTGAGCAAAGGAACTTCTAGCACTTTGTCTGCTATGATCTACGGGGCGTTCGATATGATGGCCGTGGCGAACTGGGGCGGAATGGAACTCACAGTAGACCCATATTCTGGAGCTACTGCTGGTTTGACCAACGTAGTGCTTAACGCTTATATGGATGTAAATTTATTGCAGCCTAAAGCCTTCGCTGTCTGCAAAGACATCGTAGCCTAATAATCTGCCCGCTCGGGGGCGTAAAAGTTCCGAGTGCTGAGGGTGGTCTTGACTGCACCGCCCTCGGGCTATTATGAAGATTAAATTTATTGCAAACCCTACAGGAAAATTTAACCTTTCCTATAATGCAGGCGAGGAGGTGATTATGGAAACAAAGCAGGCGATGCTCTTAATTGAGGCAGGAATTGCTGAGGAGATTGCAGTACTTACCCCAAGCAAGCCCAAAAAGGCTAAAACAGTAAACCCAGAAACCGAACTAGACGCCGAGTAAAATGTACAGAGCAAGACGATACACAGCCTACGCAAATGCAGCAACCGATTATGTGAGTTTATCGGAGGCTAAACAGCATTTGCGAGTAACTAGCACCGCAGACGATACCTATATAAGCGGTTTGATTTCTATGGCTGTTGAGGCTTGCGGCGCTTATTTGGGTTATTCTGTGCGCAAAGCAACAGCACGATATGGATATGACGCATTTGTAGGCCAGCCTGCGCTAATTAATCCAGTAAACGGGCTTACGATACCTTCAGGCAATTATCTGCGCGTAAACAGCCGCGTTTTGGATGTGGAGCAGTTGTATTATGTAGACGATAATAATACAGTTCAAACTTTCGACGCTGCGGATTGGATTGTTTCGCCTGACCCAATGAGCAACTACACAAAAAATATCTTTATGGAGAGCGCCCCATCCAGTATAACTGACGATTTAATTAAGTACATCGTTGAAGTAACTGAGGGCTTCAATCCTGTAGGTACTTCTGGAGTTGACCCAGATACGATTTGCCCCGCTTCTGTGAAGTTTGCCGCATTGCTTTTGGTTGGGCAGTATTACGATAACAGGCAGGCGATAACTGTGGGCGTAAGTAATACCCCGCTAAACTTTGGTTTGCATTATTTACTAGATCCCTATAAAATCCCAGTAATGATATGAACGCGGGCTTAATGGATGAGCTGATTTCAATTCAGCGCTACAGTGAGACGGTGGACACCAACACAGGCGAGAAGTTGCAATCTTGGACAGAGATAGCAGCGCCTTGGGCTAGGATTGTGGAACTTGAAACAGGCAGCGAAGAAGTGAACGCAGACAGGAGAGAGAATAAGCAAATAGTTAACTTTACAATCCGATACACTTCAGATATTTCTGTAAATGACAGGATTGTGTGGAACTCAAACAAATACAACATTATTTCCATTGCTGACCTAGAGCGGAGAATGTATGCTAAATTGCATACTGAAATCAGCTATAAAAATGACTAAATTCTCGCAGCAAGTAAATCAGGCAATCAGAGGCATAAAAACTCTGGGCCTATCGCCTCAAGTGGTTGGCGGTGTGATTGAACGCAACGCTAAGGAGTTTATTAATATAGCGCAAAATAACATCCAAGACGATACAGGCAATCTAAGCCGCTCGATTGGATTCATTGAAAAAAATACTCGCTACAGATTTGCAGCAGTTCGATTGATAGGTGCAAGGGTTTACGGTGGTTTTAAAGGATACCACGCCTATATTTATGAGCACGGAACTCAACAACGTACTTACAACGGCGCAAGTCGTGGCAAGATGCCTGCAAATAATCAAATGAGCAGGGCTTTTAATTCATACAAAGACACTTTTACCAGCAACACAGAGCGCGAAATTGTTAAGATTATCACAGAGAATGCGCGAAAGGCTGGCTTTGACGTAAAATAAAAAAATAAAAATATACAAATGGCAACTACAGGTATTACAAACGGAACGCTAATTGCAATCTACAAAGATGTAAGCGGCACTTTGACAAAAATCGCAAACGCGACATCTAACGATTTCGACATTACAAAAGATATGATCGAGACCACCAACAAAGACAGCGCAGGCTGGAAAGAGTTTATCGTTGGAGAAGGCGGCTTTACTATGAACGTCGACGGAATGTTTGAAGAGGACGGTTCTGTAGGTTCTGGCGGTCTTTCTTGGAAAGATTTGATTACTGACCTTTTGGCTGGAACTTCTGTTACTATCGTTATGACTTCAAATGTAACAGGCGATTTGAAATTGAGCGGCTCTGCTTTCTTTTCAAATTTGACTTTGAGCGCACCAAATAACGACGTTACAACCTTTACCGCATCTATCCAAGGTACTGGTGCTTTGACTGTTGGCACTATCTAATATGCAGGAAATCAAAATCGGGGGTGTAACTCACCCCCTTTATTTCTCGATGCTATCAATAGAGCAGGTCTTTTCAGATTTGCAAGTTGAGGATTTTGCTAAATTAGGCGCTGTTATGAGCACCAAGACGGCAGGCAACTCGTTGAAATTTGGCAGAGCGTGCGCCTTCGCAGGGATTGCTGGAGGCTACAGAAAGCAGGGCGAAAAGTGCCCCTTTGTTTCTGCTGAGGCTTTGGGCGATCAGGTTAGCGCTTTTGCTGAACTTGAGCCCGCAATCATTGGATTTACAAAAGCAGTTGAGGAGTTTTTTAAACCCGCTGACGATGTGGCTCCAGTGGAGGGAAAGTAACAGGCGGCAAAGCTGAGCCCTTGACCTTTGACCGCCTTAAGCAAATAGGCTTTGGCGAGATGCTTATGAGTGAGGAAGATTTCGCTAACTGCACGCCTTA